TACGGCGAAAAATATCACGACTACTTTAATCTGTTGTCTGGAACTATGCTCAGGAAATAGAGATAAATGGGTATGTTTAAACAATATCAATGAGTTGTTTGATTTCATTAATATTGTATTGACTGATCAAGAAGATCGTGAATTAGATTACTCAGTAAACTATTATACTCCTGAACAAGTAGCTGATCATCTTTTAGAGATGATTTACTGCCCAAGTTCTTATGACAGAATGATAGTTCATGCATTCTGTAGAACATTATCTGATCCAGACTTATATAAATTAAGAATGGCTTATGATGTTAAGGAATTCATTAAGGTAGCATTACCAAATGAAATGGATACTATTAGTAATTATTGTAAAAATCATAAATTGGATATTGATAAGCTGAATATAGCTGATAAGAAGAATCCATTATATCCTGAGATTGAAAAGAATATTGCTGATGCTGGATTTGGTGTTAAAGCACCAGAAGAAATCCGTGACGTAATGAATCGTGTCATCTCATTGATCAATGATAACTGTATTTATCCATTCATCCCGAATGATGCTGAAACACGTGCTGAACACATGAAGCGTGAAGTAGTTTGTGTAACAGATACTGACTCGTTGATGGTTCACTTTGCACATTTCCGTGAAACATTTAACTGTGATCTCCCTGATGATTACAGAATGAGCTGTATCATAGCTGGAGCAATCGGTACTCGTATTTATATCGAAGGAATTATCCCGAAGTTTACAAAGTATATTGCTTTGGGTATGAACATCAATGATCAGAAGTATCGTGATAAGTTTATCTTCAAGAATGAGTTTACATTCCTTTGTATGGCATTATTTGCGAAGAAAATGTATGCTGCATCAACATTTGTGCAGGAAGGATCACCTCGTAATATCCATAAGATATCCGTAACAGGTATGTCATTCAAGAAACGAGATGCTGCTGAGTTCTTAGAGCCTCTGATGCTTGGATTATATGACAAACATGTATTAACATCGAAAACTATTGAAGTATCTGCAATTTTGGATAAGTATTATGAAACTCGTAATGATATTTATAATAACTGCCGAAAGAGTGCAGAATATTTCAAGGTATTGTCATTAAAGAGTAAAGATGCATATGCTAAGAGTAAAACATTACCTGCACAGATGAGAGGATCATTCATTTGGAATGCAATGTTCCCTGATCAGGAGATGTTACCGATGGATCGTGTTAAGGTTATACCATTATCATGGGATCTTATGAAGGAACATGAGAATGATGACTCGCGTATTGCTGAGTGTTTGAAGTATTGTCTATTGGATGATCCGATAATGAAGAATGATCCATATATCTGTTTACCAAATCACTTTACTACAGTACCTGAATGGATTTCACCAATCATTGATGTAGAAACATTGGTTGATAAACTGTTATCACCATTCAAGCAGATGCTTGGTTTATTTAATATTCATATGGCTGATACAAAGGGTGGAATGATTCCATCAAGGATGGTATATTGGTAATATACCATCCGTCCATATGGATTATTATTTTCATAAACACATATATCATTTTATCGAAAGGAGGAAGTATGACATGTGGTTAGAATTATTCGCATGGATTGAATCATTTGCTTCAGTATCATTTGACCCATCAGATGTACTGGATGTTGCCGTTCCTGAGCTGGCTTTTCTTGATCCTTATGGATGGAAAAGTAATCTTGAGATTGCTCTTGATGATGTTGTCGAGTTATTAAATACTCTGGAGGAACATCGTCTCGAAGCTCCTGATTCTTTAGGAGAAATCTCGGAGGTGAAATCAGATTATACTCGTCAGGTTGTTGGTGAGATAATTGAAAAGGTAAATGCTGTTAAGATGCAGATGAACCTTGAAGTTACCAAGATTGCCGGTCTTGATGGTTTAAGAAATAACATTGCTTTGATCGCTAAGCTCATTGATTATTGTAAAGATAATAGTATGGAAACTGCTATTTCATCAGCAAAGTTCGATGAGTTTAATACTGAGAATGATAATGATATCACAAACGTTCTGGGTATTCAGGTACAGGATATGTTAGCTGTATATCAGTCAGTAGATGAAATATCTGAACTGTATGATGAAGATGACATGGAAGATTCCGCAGAATATCAGAATGATCAAGTATTAGGCGACTTCGGTGTAGTATAATAACATTATACTATATAACTACACTATATTATTATTTAGAAAGGAATGTTATATTATGGCATTTATGCAAAACAACAATTTCGGCAATAACGGTTATAACAACAACAATGGCGGCAATAACGATGGCGAAAAGCAGTCCAATCCAATTGGTACAGTATATGGTGCTGATGCAAGAGTTGATATCGGTAACTATCGTACACCATCTGGAACATGGACAACTATCGCAATCAAGCAGTCAATTGGTAAGAACCCTGCAACAGGAGCGGCTTCATATGAGCAGACTCATCCACAGCAGCTTCCATCAGTTATGCTCACAGCTGAAATAGCTATCGCATTACTTGATGCTACTGTAAATGAAGCAGACATCCCAACTTATAACTTCACAATCAATGTTGGTGGACCAAAGCATGCTACTCTTTCAGTGATTGGTGCTCCGGCAGAAGTTAAGCTCAACATTAAGGATGATCGCGGCGAAAGAACAATTACATTCGCATCATTACCTGTAGGCAATAAGAATGTATTTGCTTCATGGAAACTGTTCAGAGAATACCTTAAGAAGGCTTACAACAAATCAATCAATCATAAGATCAGACAGGAAGACCTTGCAGTTACCAGCGGCGGCGCATCATCTGATGACGATGATGCACCATTTTAATGGTTGACTTTTCCTTTATTGGCAAGGAAGGGTTGATCGTACAGTATGATGACATCATTGCGATGGTCGGATATAATGTAGCGAGATACCTGAAATCAAAAGATTATAATAATGATAAGCTACGTAAGATGTCCACTCAGGACATCTTGCTTAGCTACATTAATCGTCCAAATGAAGACCCATCCATTTGGTTACGAGAAGAATTTGATATAGAATTTACGGTGGATAAATACAAAAACTCATTCGTTACTTGGCAGCCGAATTGGTGGTACTTTTATAAAGTATTTAAAGCAGCCGAGGACAATGGAATCAAACAATTGTATGTTTATACGGAGAAGTATATACCCATTATTGAATCTGACTATATTAAAACTTTTGGTGTGCCAATAAAGTATATTACAGGAGATATTAAGCAGATCTTATCAGAGCACGTCAATTATACGTTTATGACAGCTTCGCCATCGAACATATTAAAATGTTTGGATATCGAAGTGCCTATTGCCATAACTATATTTGACGACTTTTTATGCTTAGCAGATGTTGTCTGTGATAGGATTGCAGACAAGCTGAGGGAAAAGACAAAGTTTGTAAACTTTTCCGGAGTTGCTTCGGCGGGTTTAATATAGTATTTATGAATATGGAAATAGGAGGTGTTTACGTGAAGAAAGAGTCCGTAAACAAAATGTTGTTGTACTTGTATGACCCAGAAGAACCGTACGTGTACAACTGCAAACATGGAACAGAATACCCATACAATGGATTTCCAAAGGGTGAGGGAGGACGAGTATTCAAGAAGACTCGTTTCATTAATTGGAATCCATTACCAGAAGATATCATCATTAGATACTCTGGTAAACAAATCATTGTTATGTTCCATTTATTATTCCCAGATGGGAATGATGTCATTGATCCCGCTATGGAAATTTTCCAGATGAGATCAAAACGTTCAGATGTTCAGAATCGTATTTGTGAACAGATAAACTTCTTCTGTGCATTATATGATGATGACAATGAACTTATCTCGAATATGTTAGCTGCAAAGTATATCACTGACTCTCAGACATATACAATAGCAAACATAAAAGAGTATTATGAGGAATTGTACAGAACACTATTCTCGGATCGTATCATTGAGAAGATACGTAAGATGACTGAAGAGAATGACGTAGGAGATGTAACTTTAGGATTATTCCACGTAGACTTTCTGCGTGATATGTTCATGCTGGCTTTCATGATAAAGGTCATGCACATCTTTATTGAACACTTCATCAAGCTCACAGGAAACTCACCGAGAGATCAGTATGAGTTATTTGCAGAAGCTTATATCTATGCGATGAATAAGCTTAACCCACAGATGCATCCAACTCTGTATACATATATAAACAAGGCTGTTGCTCAGAGTATCAAGAGTAACTCAAACGTTTATGATATGCAGGCGATGGAAGGTGTAACAGCACCGACAGTAACTCATAATGTTATAAGAAAAACACTGTTGGCAGATTCGTTAATTAAGTTATCATATGCTTCAACATGGGATTCTTTAAATAAGAGACCAGTTGAAAGCTGTGTAGGTTTCATCACATCTGTTGTATCCCGTGCTACTAACATCATTCGTAGAAAGATGCTGAGATATGCACTGGTAAACATCGATGACCCGGCTCAGTTAATATCGGATGCTATCAACAACTCATCACCAATGTCACTGATAAGAAGTTTCAATGCTGGAGAATTTACTTGCATGAGTAAAGATCTCAATTCTGTTATCGCACACATTGCTGTGGAAATTGACTTATCACCATTGGATTTCTATTTAACGAACTTACCGCAGATGAATGATCTGAGTAAGTTATTAGTAGATACAGTTCTCTATAACTTATTCCACTCATCTATCTCGACTAATACGTTGAATAACAAGCAAAAGTACATCGTTTTACTCTATGTAAGACATTTGATCATGGAACTGAGATGGATTAATGAAGAAGATACTAAGATTAATCCATTAATCAATATACTGATGGCTAAGACAACAGCTACATCGACCAAGACTTTAACCAAGAAGGAGGTAGGAGCTGTTAATAAGTTCATCAAGCTGAATAACTTGAAACAATACTTACTCGGTGAAAATAATGTCACCAAATATGTTGAAAGTATTCAGAACTGTATCCTCAACTCATATACAATCGTGAATCATAATGCTCCAGAACTTCTGGATACACAGTTGGTCTATGAGTCAAGTAAGATGACCCAGGATATACTTGAAGTCATAGTAGATCTGTTTGAATTTATGAAATCACAGAATTGATTAAAGGGGGATATAGGAAATGGCAATGCAATTACAAAGAATCGACTATTATAATGAATACCTGAAGGATAAGATCCAGCATAATGGTTTCGTTATAGAGAATGAGGATAAATTCTCATCAGTCGACATAGAAACCTTGGTAAACTCATCCAATTATATGGACTCAGAGTTTAGATGCGAATGCGGTGCATTTATCGGACAGGATTTGATTGGACAGACTTGTCCTTTATGCAAATCCGAGATAATATTACGTGGATTGAATTTTGGCTACACAGGTTGGTTGAACCTTGGAGAACATTGTGTCATCTCACCAGCTTATTATGATATGCTGAAACGTGTTGTTGGCACAAACATGTTGAGGTTCATACTCGGAGACTATATAGAAGATAAGATTATCAACTATACAGGCGAAGAGGTACCAGAAGAAAAGAAATCAAAGAAACCTGGTAGAAAATCGGATGATAAGCTCGAAGTAATTAAGAAGAAGATCCCGAAGAACAAATATTGTTATCAGGGACTCGGACACGATAGGTTCCGAGATAGATTTGAAGAAATCGTAACAGCTTGTGCTTCTAAGAACAATCCAGAAGTGGATATACTATTAGAGAACAAATTAGCTGTGTTTACAAATAAGATTCCGATATACTCAACTGCATTTAGACCAGTTAACAAAACCTCAGAGACTTGTTTCTATCCAAGAATAACAAAACCATTTACATCGATGACTTCTATCGTTCAAAGATTACCTAATATGATCCTGGACGAAGAAAAGATATCAGCTTTGAATTACATTCAGAAGTATTTCATTGAAGCATGTTATTCAGAGATAGATACGAACATATCACACAAGTACGGTATAGTTCGTGCACAGATCAATGGTGGTACATTCTCGAACTCAGGACGAGCAGTAATATCATTGGACATTTCACTTAATGCAGACGAAGTAGATATACCTTTATCGATGTTAGTAACTGTATACCAGTATAAGTTGGCACATATGGTTGTTAAGCGTCAGATATGTGGAATCAATCGTCTGGAACATGCGTACTTATTCGTGAACAATTATGAAGCTCATGAAGAAGTACTGCACCTTCTCGATGAGATCCTTGCACAGAATGCATGGATATTCTTATTGAGAGAACCTACAAACAATTTAGCATCAATCGGTCTTTGTCGTATCAGAGACTATAAAGCAGATGATGATACTATCTCATTACCTCCAGAACCACTGGGTGGTTATAATGCGGACTTCGATGGTGACGCTTTAGACGCTGGTTTCTTACCAGGTGAATTAGCTGATAAGTTTGAAGCATTCCATCTGTCATGCATGACTGACTATGTAAATGAGAAGATCAATATCTCGCTGAAAGAATGGTGTGATATCTGTTTAGGAATTATGAGTGAATAAATATAAAAATGATTCCTCCCAATTGGGAGGAATCGTTATATTTATTTATTTGCTATACACAATATTGTATATACAATATAAACTATACTGACAACTTGTAGGGATTATTGTGTATTTATTATTTAAGGTGCACA